GTGCGCCATTTGACTCCATACCATCCACACATGGGAGAAAGTGTAAAATCAATCTCCCCTGCTGGAAGGGCTGAGCATTTATAACCACCTTGATGATGGCTGTTGCTCGGAGCAAGTTGTACCCACGTAGCTTTGATAGCCACATGGGATTTGCAAAAAGTCTAGACTCGATAGAGCCAGACGTAAGGCCGGTATTAGCGGCCTGAGAAGTGGTAAATGTACCACTAGTAATTAGAACAGGTTTAGCGAGAAAATCGCCTATACTATTCTTATCAAATTTAGGAGGACCCAGCGTAGTTACACCAACGCTGGATCTAGTCTCCCCAACAATGACATCCTTGTTGTCGATAAAGGTTGTTGTACTCCCCACGACTGCGGAAACAGTAGCGGATCGAACCTCTGAGTGACTAGGAGTGTCGGATTGCGTCGTAGACGCGAGGGTAGGATTTTCACCTCCCGAAGTGTTGTTTTTAGGATCAGCAACTTATTATGCGTATACCGCGACCATCAAGTCATACAAGCCGCGGGTTGATTCAGGGATATTGGGGGTTACCCACCGCATCCCTCGCTAAATAGCGAACGGTTTCAAATAAAATCTGAGAGCATCTTGCACTTGGTTCAGAATCACGCGATATTATCGAGTGCATAAGTTCAAATCAGAAGTAGAGTAGTTTAACGTCCCAACACCATAGCAGACATAGCCCCGGGTAAACCCGGGGCTGGTTTGGCTCACAAGCCACATGAGTGTAGTTTAACGTCTAAACACAATAAAGACGGGGCCCCGGTAAACCGGGGATTGTCACAAATTGCGATACTTAGCAAAATGAGTTGAGAACTATATCTCCATCTAGGGCATGCTTATAAAGCGTAAAGCCCGAGGCGTGATTAAGATTCTCCATAGCAGCTTTCAATATAACGTGTGCGTGTTCATCATACGTTTCCTGACCGTGCTGCGCGAGCTCGACGAGGCAAGCATCAACTCGTAGGCACAACTCATCGTGAGACGAGCCTTTTCTAGCCCAGTTTAGCTGCTCTTTAATCACATCTAGCTCAAGGGGTGCACGAACATGCCCTCCGTGAAACTTGAAAGTCCTTTTGAGAAAGCTAACCTCCTCTAGGGCTCTTCCTGTGACCTTTTCATCCGTTTTCATCTCATTGGTGTATTTGATGTTAAACAGTTTGCCAAGCTGGTAGGTTAATACCTGCTGGCCAAATACATGCGATAAGCCGGAATCGTAGGTAATAATATTGTCATCACCAAACGTGGCTACGCGTGAATATGTGAATAGATCTTTCACTGTTGGGAGCTCATCAGTAGTCATGTCTATGGTATTTGAGATCTGGGCCGCTCGCGCAGCCCCATATATCATAAAAATGTTCACAATTGAGTTTAAGACACTCGTCAGAATGTTGCCTGAGGAATTCGCGCCGTTAAAAGCGTATAATGTCCCCTCTGACAAATGACGAGAATTGATAATATCTTGAAAAAGAACATGCCGAACTCGAGTGTCTTCTTTGGGGCACCCTATGTAGAAAGCCTCAACAATGTCAAGAACTCTGTACATGATAGGTACTAGCAGATGTCCATCAAAGGCACTGTAATCACCTGCCGTAGTCTCATACTCTTTAAAAGCTTTGAGATAATTGTATAAGCAACCCCACTCTGTATGGTGGTCGATACCAATATTGATACCGTTATACGTGTGGTTCTCGTAGACAGATCTAATGAAGTCCCCAAAGTACATTTTCATAGCTATGGAGTAGTCCATCGGACTTGCCATGAACTGGCGGGTTTTGCCAGCCCTAACCTTTTCGAGGGGTCTGTGCTCATCTTTAAGGCAATCAATATAGACATGCGTTAGTCTTTTGTTAGCCTTTGCACACTCGATAA